TGGGTTGGTGAAATCCAGGATTACGTCCAGCAGAATAGTACAGCGCCTAGGGACTTGGAATTACCACCTTCTGAGTTCTTTTCGGCACTATTCCAGCTATTCCGGCAGCGTTTGGCAAGTAAATTGCCCAGTAACACGGCTTTAGAGCCTATTGTGGACTTGCGGAAGCAGGGCGTCAATTCAAGGCAGATATGTTTGATCTACGGATTTACGGACAAACAAGGTACGCCGGAATACGATAAACTTATCGAAGAAGAGAAGGAACCGGGGAAGCATACCGTGGATCTCGTCACACCTCTTGCACGTCGAAATGCCGCCCACATCTCCGTTCTGGAGGAAAAGATAGCCGTTTGGCGTACTTACGTCAACTCAAAGCGACCAAAACAGGTGGCGGCGACCGAGAGCGTGGAAGAACTAGCCTGTCAGGGCGTGTCCTTGACACAGATCATTCTTCTACATCCTGGCGTATCGGCAAATGAGATTTATGAGCGATGCGATAAGGCAGGTATCGAACGACCGCCGCTGGACTATACTGGCGCGCAGCATTCGCCGGCGCTTCATGACAATGAGCCGTCCGAAGAACGGGCGCGTATTTTAGAAGCTCAGGGCGCGACACCGTTCAAAGGAGTGGAAGTTGTCGCTAAGGTCGAGCCGACGATCGGTGAGCGGATTCAGAAACTCGCGAATCAGGGTCTCGATAAGGCAGAGATTGCAGAGTATTTTGCTGACGAAGGTATCGACGTGACGGCACAGAAGATTGCGGCGAATGTTCGTGAAGCATCGAAGGAACAGTAAGCGGTACAACGATCCCCTCACTGTATCGCTGGGAGCGCGCAATGGGATGGGTTATCTCCGCCCGTCATAACCATTCCCAGCGATCAGTGGGTGGATAATTATTGAAAGGAAGATAATGGCAGCTAGTTACAATAAAGTTATCGTACTTGGAAACGTCACGCGCGACCCTGATATGCGGTTCACCAAGTCCGGTACGTCAGTCTTGGACTTGGGGCTTGCAATTACCGACAAGCGGAAGAACGGCAATGAATGGATCGAGACGACCGTTTACGTCGACACTACCCTGTGGGGAAAGATGGCGGAAATTGCCGCAGAGTACATTAATAAAGGCGATTCCGTCTTGATCGAAGGACGATTGCAGATGGATTCATGGGAACAGGACGGGAAGAAGCGGTCGAAATTGAAGCTCGTTGGCGACCGTATGCAGATGTTGGGTAAAAAGGGTGGGCAGAATGCTCCGAATCTTGATACAGTGGATACTCCTAGCGAGAAACCATCCGCTCCGAGTAATCCCTTGGCGTCAATAGACGGGCCAGAAGACGATATTCCATTTTAAGATTCCAGGTAGATAAATGCCGCTCATTGATTTCCATGTCCATATTCGCAAAAACAGTAAGTGCGCGAAAGCGTCGACTGCGGATATTGCCAGTGCGGCACAGCGACATGGTATCGACGGTATTGTCATCCTGGACCATGGTTACCATGCGACCATCAAAGACGTTCAAGAGGTCCACGACGTAACCGAAGGGGCAGTGCGGGCGTACCGCGGCATAGAAGTGACCGTGGTTGGCCGGTATCACAACGACGACGTGATTATTATTAGCGACATGAAGGTGAATCTCGGCCGACATGAGCCGTGGTTCAAGATTTGCCGATGGCGGCATACGCATCATGCAGTGATTATCTTGGCACATCCGTTTCGACGGAAGGATACGATTGCGATCGAAGCGGATTTTAGTAAGATCGACGCGGTAGAAATTGCATCGACGCATACGAAGCCAGAGAAGCGACGTGAGATCCTTGACCTAGCCAATCAGCACGGTTGGGACGTTGTAGCAGCATCCGATGCTCACAAGGTTAAGAATATTGGCGGCTACGCTACACGTTTTGAAGCAATGCCGAAGGATGTTAGGGAAATGGGCGATATGCTACGTCGGGGTGCGACACATCCGATGATTAAGCGATTAACGCCAATGGCAGAAGGTGACATAGGAGAATAGTCATGCGAGAGTACATTGACGTATGGAGAGAATACGTATGGGAATGCCCATACTGTTGCGAGAAACAATGGATTGTGGAGCGTCCGGATCATGGAGATAGTGTACATTGTGCCGACTGTGGGGAGATGTTCCGAATACGTGGACTGTTTGAGTGCATTGATGAACCGACTGAGGACAACGAATGAGTGACCGCCGATTCACCGACGAAGAGATTCAAGACGCGATCTCCCGCGATCCAAAACTAGCGCAAATGGCGGCGATCCGCGAATCTACGTCATGGTCAACGTTCGTTCCGCGCCCCGATAATCCGGCAAGGTTTGACCAACAGGAGTCGTTTTGTAGCTCTACGGACATGGTATCTATCTTAGTCGGAGGCAATGCATCAGGCACAACAACCGCAAGTGCTTACAAGACGGCACAGTATGTCTTGCATCGTCAGCCACCACCTCATAAAGACACGCCGTTTTGGATAATTGCCGAAAACTTTGATATGGTCTGTAATGTCTGTTTCGTCGAAAAGCTCCAGGGGATGCAATTCATCCCAGACTGTGAGATCGATTGGGAGCGTGTTTCATGGATATCGTCACGGAGGGGATGGCCTAAGAGCGTGCCTTTGAAACCGTGGAAAGATCGTCCTGGCAAAAACTGGATGTTGGAGTTTAAGAGCTACGAACAGGGGCGTAGTGCGTTCCAGGGGCGATCAATTGGTGGGTTCTGGTTCTGCGAACAATTCCCTGGCGACATTTTTGATGAAGTGCTACGTGGATGTCGAGATTGCATGTATCCTGGTGGACAGATGGCAGAATTCACGCCAATTGATCCAGAGCTATGCCTTTGGGTTGAAAGAAAGATGGATGAAATGCCTGTCGGATGGGGATTCTATAGGTGCAATTCAGAAATGAATAAAGAAAATCTGGCCGACGGGTGGTTCGAAACGTTCTTCTCGTCGGTATCAGAAGAAATGAAGGCGACTCGAATGACGGGTGCTTTGGCTACGTTTGAAGGAGCAATCTTTCCTAGCTTCATGCCGTCGTTTCACGTCTATCATGGCCCGAAGCAAATACCGGACGGTGCGCACCATTACATGGGTATCGACTGGGGTGCATCCAAGGAACATCCGTTTGCCGTTGTCTTCGCGTGTATCGATGCTGAAGGCGACTGGACGGTCTATGCTGAGTATTGGTCCAACTCGCAAACGGCGCTAACAGAAGACCACGCTAAGGCGATTACAGCGATCTGTGCGGAACATACATGGCCTGTCGAATGGGATGATATTCTGAATATGTGCGTAACGCTGCGAGTGTCCGGTCGATACCATCAGGGTATAGCCGATCCGTCACGCCCGGATCGTATGAATGAGTTCGCGGCTTTAGGAATATCAATTGCGGCTGGTAACAACGACGTATACCAAGGAATCGAATCGGTACGGTCGAAACTAAAGCCGAACGCGAAGACCGGGGAACCGCGACTACGTATCCACGAAAGCTGCACACACCTTATCGAAGAGATGCGGAAATATCGATGGCTCCGATCAAAGGGTCCGAGGGCAGGGAACCAGCTCAATCCATCGGTCGCCCGTCCGGTTCCACTAAAGCGGGACGATGATCTTGTCGACTCGCTCAGATATTTGCTATATACGACCGATCAACAGCGTGGCATATCGATCGATTCGATATCGCACCGCGATTGGGAGCAGACGCGGCTTGGTACTGGCTTGTCAGCGGACCGAGCCAATTGGCGTGATTCATTACGAGAAGGTTACTTTTTACGAGGAGGAAAATGAGATGGAAGTTAAAATCGACGAGGACGGCTATACGTCGTTCGACAACACACAGCCTTTTCAAGTCGATAAGGCGTATGCGATTCGCCTGACAACGGGAACAGTCGAATACGGCGTTATCAAGGACATCTACGATGACGAGATCGTCATGTACCGGACATTTGGCGTTACGGAGAGTAAAAAGAGCATCATGGAAATAGCGAAGGACGGACTCACGCAGTTCGACAGCAAGACAGTCCACAACCCCGACGCGGAGATAATCTATTCCCGTCGACACATCATATCGGCTTATCCTATCGAATGGTGGCCAAAGACCGAGGAAAGCAATGACATCGAAGAAGAGCAAGAAGGTAACACCGCATAGGACGCCAGATACCACGATATTGGCAATCCGAAAGCTATTAAAAGAATCTTCAATGACGCAGCATGACATTGCGGCGCAACTTAATGTATCGAGGCATACCGTCAGGCGCATCGAATTAGGGGAATTAAAGCCAAAAAGCGAAGGATTAGCAAGACAGAATAACGGACTCATCAAATACGAACGTGTCCCACCTTATATATGCCCAATATGCGGCTATCGCATTAAATTGCGACCATGCACGTACTGCGTAGCCAACTCATACATTAAGTGATTGTATCAGCAAAGTCGTTGACTCTTTTCGACTTTCTGTAACCATAGCTAATTATGAGTTCATCGAAGCTATTTCCAAACTTCACTCGCCAACAGTCAGGCGGTGCAGCCAAAACGATTCAGCGTGAAGTACAACGCGCGCAGCAGCAGGTAGGACGCGAAGAGCATCTTGCCCGGCGAATGATTCAAAAGGGCATGCGTCTTGACCCGGCAGCGGTTATGCGCCGCATGCGGAACACGCCACTTGGCAAGCTAGCTCGCGATATTAGCGGTATGGCTGGTAGTGGCGGAATGGAAGCTAGGTTAGCTCAGATCCTCCTGAAACAAATGGGACCGCTTGGGCAGTTGATACAGACGTTAGCTACATCGGCTAGTCGAAAGAATTCACGGTTCGAGCGTGATATTGATTCGCTCACGAACATGTTCAACGCATTCGGGTACGAGGCGACGGACTTAGCGGAAGAGCCGCTAGATGAAGTTATAAGTCGTTCCGAGATGCTCGAACGTCAGATGTCGGAACGCGGTAGCCCGGTTTACGATCAGCCGCCACCTGGACGTTCGCGAGTCGGCGATCAGCCGCGCGGTGAGACAGGTGTACTTCCTTCCGGCTATCGGGATCGTACTTCCCGTGGACAGCCGCAAGGACGTGGCGGAAGTAAAGATTTACTACTTGACGATAGTAGCGGCGCGAGGCGAAGCTATCCAAGCAATGATCCGATGATAACCGGCGAAGAGGACATAAACATCCTGTCTTCGCACGTTTACAGTCATCGGTACGATTTCGATGCGTCGACGTTGTATGTCCGTTACCTTCATTGGGAACCGGGCATGAAGTCGACAGATCGATCCGGCCCAGGCGCGACGTATGCGTATTACGATGTATCGCCGGAACAGTATCGTGCATTGTCGAGAGCTGGTAGTGTAGGAACGTGGATATGGGATAACCTCCGAGTGCGTGGGTCGGTCGCTGCACATCAGCATCGGTATCAGTTGGCTGACATTGTAAACGGTTACGTTCCGCGACAGGTGGTCATGGACATGTACAACGGGAAAATTGCCGAAATATATCGACCGAGAAAAATATCCGTACACGGAACGACAACTGTGAAAAGCTCATTGCCACGGCAATTTATCCAATATTACAACCCGAAGCGTGGCTTGCCGAATGACGGCGCGCCGCGACGAAGCTAATGCAAGAGCCACAATACTGAGCTAGGGTTACATGCATGCATATGAATGAAGTTTGACACTCAGGTCAGTAGTGGCTCTTGCTTTTAACCACAAAGGAGCTAGTCATGCGTCCGCGTAATCTTCTCTTTACAATTGCGATAGCGTTGACCGTAATGGTCAGCGTTACATTCGCCACCGATCGGTTATACGATGCAACATGCCGCGTGTCTTCAAGCAGTGGCAGCGGCACGGGCTGTGCGATCCATGCAACGGATACGCATGTATTTGTCCTTACCGCAAATCATGTCGTAGGGCAGAATGTTAAATGCACGTTCTGGCACGCGGGTCATGAATCGATCGAGATGCCTGCATTGCTTTATGATTCGGGCAATGGCGAACCCGGCGACCCAGGTGATGCGGCCTTACTTGTCGTTAGCCGTCATAGTTTCGGCGATTACATTCCGACGATCATTCCGCTTGCCCCGCGTGGTGTCATTCCACAATCCGGCGATACGATCTATTCCGCTGGCTGTGCAATGGGCGCGTGGCAAACAGGATTCAAGGGGCATTACGTCAAGCCGTTCAGCGGCTCACAATTTCTGTTTTTACCGAATCCCGCCGTCGGTCGAAGTGGCGCGGCGGTACTTGATTCGTCA